TTATAGCGTACGCTATAAAAATTCTCCTCGTCTGGATGATCTTATCGGCAGAACGTCTATAGCTTATGCTAAAGATAACAACGAAGGCTACCATCATCCTTTCCTTAGAACCATTTCTAATTGGTTCTACTTGTCTTCTTGGCAGCAAGCTTTTAAGAGTTCTTCCAAAACCATTATCGACGTTGGTTCGAAATATCACCATGTAGTTAATTGGTTGGCCAAAGCTCCTAAAAACAAGAAGATAATTTTGGCGAGGCCCGAAGTTAATGAGTTTGATACCTCTTATAATAAACTCCATGCTGATTCCTTCAGTCATAGAGCCGTTATTGAGAGGAATTCAAACCATCATCTGAACGTCCTCTGGAAACCCCAACATCACGACGCTTTTTACATCCTGAATGACGTTATGTATTACCCCGATGTTATCGAAGGTCTTAGAAACACCACAGGCCCTATTGAAGGTATGTCAAATATGATAGTCTACCCTCATAAAGCTGGAGTATATAAGTACCATGATAAAGAAGGGAAATATACTGTTACGAAAGACGGGTTTGTTATATCTATCCCAGAAGGAAATCCTTCCAAATACACCCATCCTCTTCAGATGCAAAAGACTCATGAGTCTTATAGCATTTTAAGAAGAGATGGTTCTTGTATAAGGTTCGTTCCCATCTTGATAGAGAGTGTCGGTTTGGAAGCTTCGATGGTGAAATATCATTTTTTCGATTCCCAGATTTATGAGCCTTATGTTTATACAGGATTGGTAGAAGATTCTCCATCTTATACCATTCCTTTAATAAAACCGACTTATAGAGTAAGGTTAGAGAGACTTGTTAATTCGAAGCACGTCGTTAGCACAAAAATAGTCAATTTGGTTGAGGACTCCGTTTCGTATAAACCTTCACAGGCTTTATATGATTTGTTAGCTCCCCATATCAGGCTGACTAATATGATTAATGACGCTGAAAAAGAGTTCGCTTCTGCTGTTTATATGTCTAAGACTAAATTCGCTTCAGGGTATTCGCATGAGGATGTCGTTTTGACTATCTTGTGCATTTATCAAGATTTGAGAAATGCCGAATGCATATTGCAGCAAGCCTTATTACACCCGAAAAACGCTCACACTAGAGCTTGGAATTTTGAAGGTAATTCAGATGCCCTCAGTTTCTCTGCACTTTTGTACGTTGTAGGTTGTATAGCTGCTCTTTTCACCAAAACTTTGCTCGGTGCTTATCTTTTTGATTGGCACTATTTAATTCGGATAGGTAGCTCTCTTGAGATCTCCTGGACGATTTTTAGCACGGTTATATGGCTGCTAAGCGAGGCTGTCATGGCGTTATTGATTTTAAGCAGAGCTCTCCCAGCTTATTTCATGCCACATATAGCGAGTACCCATGAACATTTTGGCAATTTTGCTAATAAGTTTTGGGTTTCTTTCTTTTTCGGGAGCTACCGCAAAATTTTGTTCGGAGGCAGAATTGGTTCGTTCTTACCCTCGGTTCATTACGACGTGAGTAGTACTAATCGTTTATATTATCCTATGGGTAACGTTTACGGTCTTGTTAAGAGGAAGGCCAAAGCATTATTTTGTGCTTGTAAACCTGTGTATCAGTACGTAGTTGAAAGTCACAAAACCGGAATTAATTTCGGTTCTTGTCCTATCAATTTGGAAAGTGCCATTTTTACTCGCCAATTTAACGCTATGCAATTCCCCGACCCCTTACATTATGCAGGTTTCGAAGCTTTCGTTCATAAAAAAATTGAAGCATTTAAAGAGAACCTTCCTGTTTTGTTAGAGAGAGCGAGGCTTGACTATAGCTTCGATACTTTCTTGAAGGACTCTTGTCCTCGCAAACGGAAGGCCTATGCCACGGCCTGGAACAACATTCGCAATGCTAATTTCTCGGAAAAACTGGAATTTTTCAGTAAATCTAATGAAGTTCATTACGATGATCCAAATGCCAGGCCTAGGAATATAGCTTCTTTTAGTAAGGAATTTACGGTCGCTTCGGCTTATTTAGCTAGACTAATGATTCCTGTTGTGAAGAAATTCGAACCCGGTTTTGTATCCGGTTGTAACTTAAAGTCCTTAGGCAAGAAATTGTCTAAGGCTAAAGCGATAGGATCGCTCAATGACCCTTTTTGGTTCATGGGCGACGGGTCTGGATTCGATGCCTCTCAACACTATCTCTTTATAAAGATCATCGACAATGTCATGGGACCCGTGATGGCGAACGCGATGGCCCCGCATTTAGAACTTCCTAGCTTTATGTTGCAGAAAATAGTCAATAGCATTTTTGCTGACTCTTACACTGCAGTTTCCCGTAAGGGCGACAAAATTGAAGTTAAAGGTACGGTTCTATCTGGACATGGTACAAGGACTACGCTTTTTAATACTTTAAGATCTCTATGGTACCAACAATACTGTATGCAGGTTTTAGGTGTTAATGCGTATGTCTTCGCTTCAGGAGATGATATTTTAGGTAAGGCTGATCGCGAAATCGACTACGGAGCTTATAAGAAAATTCTTTCTGATAAGCCTTTCGGAAGACATGGACTCGGTATTTTAATTAAAGATTTCAAGCAAGGACACTTGCATGAACTTGATTTTTTAAGTAAAGGTTTCATGACGGACGGATTCAGTGTCGAAGCGTATCGTTTGGCCTCGAAATGTGAAAAGAGCGGTATTAGCTCTAATTCTATTTCGAAGACGATGCCTATATCTCTTTTTTGTAGAATGCAAGCCATCCAAATGGAAGACTTGCCGAAGCAATTAAGCGATTACGTCGTTCGTTTCTGGAATAACGCCTCCACCTCTCTTACTCAGAGAGCTATCGACATCCTCAAATTTGATTGGGCTTATCGGCTTTATGTTGACCTTAGTCCCAAAAACCTCGTATACGAGTACTTCTTCTTTAATCCGGTTTTTATAAGACCGGTTTTGAGAGGAGGGGGCTCGGGCGCCCGTCAAATTATGAAGAATAGAAACGCTCCCACGAATAAGATTTCGGTTCAAAGGATAGATCCGAAAACAACAAAATCTATCCAATCGTCGAAGCTAGTAATCAAAAACAAGAAAGCGAAGAACCAATCGCAATCTTCGAAGATGAAGAAAACTTTCGACAAACTCGATTACGGTTCTAAATTGAACAAGCATGAGTTAGATTATGCTAGATCTCTTATAGACCCCTTTTCGAGCGCACGGCATAAGATCCCGAACATTTATCCGATAGAATCTACTACGATGTCCTGGCACTCGCAAATGGACTTTCGTACGACCGCTACCGGATTTAGTCAGGTCATATTCCAACCATGGAACCCTATTTTAACACTAACGAATATTCCGGTTGATTCAGCGAATGAACAAGCTCGGTTTGCCAATGATTCCGTCAATGGAGAAAGTTTGGCTGGATTGGTTTTTGGTATCCAACACGGTACTAGAACCCAACAGCAATTGACTGATCAAGGGTACACCGTTCGAGCAGCGATTATGTACAAGAATTTGTCCACAGACGACGCTCCCATAGAATACGGTTCAGCTGTTAATAGGTACCGCATTGTCAACGCGGGTATTAAGATAGTTAACGTGTCTCCTGCTACTGCCAGATCGGGCGCTCTCACCATTGGCCATACTTTGGCCGATCCCAGAGAATGCTCTATCGAACAGTTCAGGCAACTCGCCACCTCTTTTACTACTAACATGGACGACGAGCAGATAGCGGTATATGTACCACATGATCCTTCTTGTTACGACTTCTACTTTTTGGAAGCTGTCAGTGTTTGGAGAACGGATGACCCGATGCCGGTTCCAACCTCGGTTTATACCTGGGCTGGATATACCGCGCGTAGTGACATTTTATTTCCTGCTGGCTCCGAATTCACTTCTGATCAACCTATATCTAGGGACCTTATGTATAATTCAAACTATGTTTGTATTTCTGGGGCCCCTAATCAGGATTTCAGTGTAGTGTATGCCATAAATTTAGAGATCGTTCCTAATAAGGAGACCTACACCTATCTACAACCCGCCGCTGACTGTCGAGGTAGCCCGATGAACGCCCAAAAAGCCGTAGTCTGTGCTGAAGATGGTGATAGTATGTGGTCGAAAATGGGTGGAGCCCTCAAAAGCACCGGAGGCGCTATCCTTAGGGAATTAGGCACAGAACTTGTTTCTAATCTCCCCAAACTTTTAGCGACTCTTGCTTTGTAGTAGTGTCTCGTAAAACCCACGTCCGACTTGCTGATTAACTGGACGTAAATAATGAATTATATCAGTGTGCCCTAGTATTGCAGGCGCGGTGGAGATAACGTGTAACTGTATTCATACATAATTACGCTGAATCCGCTAGATAGGCATTACTCGCGTTGACGGCCCCCTACTCGCCAAGCCGTCTCCTCACCTCGAAATCGGGTGAGAACGCTCCGAACTTATGAGCA